GGCGTCATGACGGCGTTTGAGGCGCGCGAAATGCTGATCGCGAGCCTTCTGGTTTCAGGCAACGCCTATGCCGCGCTCGAATGGAACGGGCGCGGGCAGGTGATCGGCCTGACGCCGCTCGATCCGGGCACCGTTGCCGTCGAGCGGCTGGAAAGCGGCCGGCTGCGCTACCGCGTCACCAATCGGGCGGGCGGCATCCGCGTCTATCTTCAAGATGAAATGCTGCATCTGCGCTATCGGCTCGCCCGCGACGGCGTGATGGGGCTTTCGCCGATCCAGCTCGCCCGCGAGACGTTCAACCTGGCGCTGACCCAGCAAGACACGGCGGCGGGGCTGGCGGCGAAGGGCAACCGGCCTTCCGGCGCGCTGGTGTTCCCGAACGCGATCGGCGGCGAAAAGAAGGAAGGCGCGCTGAGCGCGCTTGCGGCCAAGATCAACGCGAACACCGCCACGTCGAATGTCCTGGTGCTCGACGCGGGCGCGGAATGGAAATCCTTTTCCATGACGGCGAAGGATGCCGAGTTCCTCGAAAGCCGGAAGCTGACCAATCTCGACATTTGCCGAATTTGGGGTGTTCCGCCGACTGTCGTCGGGATCCTCGACCACGGCACCTATTCCAACGTCGAGATGGAAAGCCGCGCGCTTGTCGTGCGGTGCCTGGCGCCGATGGCGCGCCGCCTCGAGCAGGCCATGAACATGGCGCTGCTGCCGACTGGAAGCCGCCAGACGCTTTTTGTCGAGCACGATCTTGCCGGCCTGCTGCGCGGCGACATGAAGGCCAGATACGAGGGCTACAGGATCGGCCGCGAATGGGGCTGGCTCAGCCCGAACGAAATCCGCGGCTGGGAGAACATGCCCGAGATCGAGGGCGGCAACGAATATCTGTCGCCGCTCAACATGACGACGGCCGCCGAGCGCAACACCAGTACGGGCACGGGGGAGGCGGAATGACGACGGCCGGCGACCTCGACCGTCGCATTACGATCGAACGTTCTTCGATCATCGGCGACGACGGTTTCGGCAACCCGGTTTATGGCTGGGCACCGCTGGCGACCGTCGCCGCTTCTCGTGCCGACGTATCGGACAGCGAGCGCGTTGCCTATGGCGGAATCGTTGCCGAGCTGGTGAGCCGTTTCGTGATCCGGGCTGGCGGGCCTGCCGGCACCGTCCATTCCTTCGATCGGCTCGACTACGACGGCGAGAGCTGGGAAATCATGGGCGTGAAGGAAACCAAGCAGGGCCGCAACCGCTTCCTCGAAATCACGGCAAAGACGGGGGGATAGGACCGTGGCCGCCTTCGATCGCCCTCCTGCCTATGTATCGTGTGCGACCCTCGCGCGCGAGCTGGACGTGTCGGAAACGACCGTGCACGAAATGGTGCGGCGGGGCGTCCTTCCTCAGCCTGTGAAGCTGTCGAGCGGTTGCGTTCGGTGGCGCTGGGCCGATGTCGATATGGCGCTTGGGTCCATGTCGGCAAGCCGCGTAGCCGAAGCCGTGAACGATCCTTTCCTTGCGGGGGCGCGTCATGCCACGTCAGCGTAACCGTTCCGCCGTCAACCTGCCGAAGGGTGTCCACCGCGTCGTCGCTCGCGGCCGGGAATACTTCTACTATCAGCCGGGCAGGGGCACCGACCACGCCGGCCCGCGCATCGCCTTGCCGAACGATCCGCACTCGCCCGAGTTCTGGAATGCGATCCGGCAGGCTCAGGGCCTCGCGGGCGCGGTGCCCGTCGACACGTTCGGAGCGGTGCTCGACGGCTATCTCGAGTTCATCAAGACATCGGGCACGATCACGGCCGGCACGATCGACCAATACGAGCGCGCGTTGAGGATCGGCCGCAAGGCATGGGGGAGCCTGCCGGCGAAGGGCCTTCGTCCGGTGCATGTGCAAGCCGTCATGGACGGGCTGGCGAGCAAGCCGGGCGCTGCGAACAACTTCCTGAGCGCAATGCGGGCGCTGTCGACCTGGGCGCGCGTGCGCGATCACGTCGAGCACAGCTTGACCGAGGGTGTGAAGCCCTATGCGAAGGACACCGGGCACAAGCCTTGGACGCCAGTCCAGATCGAGGCGGCACTGTCGAAGCTCACGGGCGTGATCCGTCGCGGCGTCGTGCTCTACATGTGGACGGGCATGCGTGGCAGCGATGCCGTCCGGCTTGGCTGGACGGACATTGACGAAGGCGGCTTCTCCTACCGCGCTCAGAAGACGGGCCGGGAAGTCTACTGCCCGATCGTGCCCGAGCTTGAAGCGGAAATGTCGACCTGGACGAAGCGGCCGGGGCCGTTCCTGTTGCAGGAAGGCGGACGCGCGGACGGGCAGCGATACACGCGCAAGCTGTTCTCCAAGCATTTCGCGGAAGCCCGCGACAAGGTGCCCGAGCTGGCCGGCGTGACGCTGCACGGGCTGCGCTGCACGGCCGTGATCCGGCTTCGCCGCGCCGGCCTGTCGACGGCACAGATTGGCGACATCGTTGGCATGTCGCTTCCCATGATTGAACGCTATTGCCGGTTTGCCGATCGGAAGACCAGCGGCAAGGCCGCATTGCTCACACTCAAGAGAACGAGCGAGGAACAGAACTGTAAAACACGGCAAAACCGTAAAACATAAATCCAGCAATACCAATATGTTAAGGGCCGAAAGATGAAATGTGCGACTTCGGCCCGGAAGGGCTGTCGAACGGCCGATCGCCGGACCGCGTGGACGCGCTGGTCTGGGCCGTCACCGAACTGATGCCGAACCACGCGGCCGAGCCGCGAATCCGTGAACTTCGCTGACAGGATGGGATATGGCTTGGACATGGCCTTGGCCCCGCAAGGGGAACGCCGCTGGTGTGCGCGTCGAAACGAAGGGCGCCCTAGGCGGTTTCATCGCCTTCCAGGCGCAGGCCGAGGCGCGCTGGACGCGCCGCGACTATGCCGCGCTGGCGCGCGAAGGGTTCATGAGGAACCCGATCGTCCACCGCTCGGTGCGGCTGATCGCCGAAACCGCTTCGGCGATCCCCTGGCTGCTCTATGACGGCGTGGCCGAGATCGAGGAACACCCGCTGTTGAGGCTGCTGGAGCAGCCGAACCAGCGGCAGGCCGGCGCCACGTTCTTCGAGGCCCTGTATGGCCATCTTTTGCTTGCCGGCAATGCCTATGTCGAGCTGATCGAGGCGGGTGGCGATGCGCGCGAACTCCATCTTCTGCGCCCCGACCGGGTGACGGTGGAAACGGACGCGACAGGCTGGCCGGTCGCGCTCGACCATCGCGAAGGATCGGCTCGCCGCAAGGTGCCGCTCGGCACCGGCGAGGGGGGCGGCGCGCTGCAACTGCGGCTCTTCCATCCGCTGGATGACCACTACGGCTTCCCGCCGCTGGAAGCGGCTCTGATGGCGCTCGACACCCACAATGCCGCCGGCACCTGGAACAAGGCGCTGCTCGACAATTCGGCGCGGCCCTCCGGCGCGCTGGTCTATGCACCGAAGGACGGCGGCAATCTGACCGACGAACAGTTCGATCGCCTGAGGGCGGAACTGGAGGAGGGCTATTCGGGTGCCCGCCGGGCGGGACGGCCGCTGCTTCTGGAAGGCGGGCTGGACTGGAAGGCGATGGCGCTATCGCCGAAGGATATGGATTTCATCGAAGCGAAACATTCGGCCAGCCGCGATATCGCGCTCTCTTTCGGTGTGCCGCCGATGCTGCTCGGTATTCCCGGCGACAACACCTATGCCAATTATCAGGAAGCCAATCGCGCCTTCTACCGGCTGACCGTGCTGCCGCTGGTGGCACGCACCGCCAGGGAACTGTCGGCCTGGCTGGCGGGCCGTTCGGCGAGGGCCTGCGCCTCTGGTTCGACGCCGACCGCATCGAAGGCCTGTCCAGCGAGCGCGACGCGCTGTGGAAGCGCGTCGATGCAGCCTCCTTCCTCACGGAGGACGAGAAGCGCGAGGCGGTCGGCTATCAGCCGCGCGGTCTCGGCTGAAGAACGGAATCAAAATCATGAACGATCTCTCCCAGACGGCTTGGCTGTGGCTGGCCAAGGTGGGCGGTGCCGTCGCCGGCTCCGCCATCTCGCTCGCCTACATGTTGCCGCATGGCCGGCGCGAGGCAGCCGCTCGCTTCGCGGTCGGCGTCGTGTGCGGGATGGTATTCGGCGGCACGGCCGGTCTCAAGGTGGCGTCCGAACTCGAGATCGAGGCGGCGATCGGCCCGACGGAGCTCATGCTGATGGGGTCTGCTGTGGCGAGCCTGTGCGCCTGGTGGGCGCTCGGCTTCGTCGTGCGGGCCTTCCAGCAGAACGGCATCGGAAGCCTCTTTGGCAAGAAAAATCAGGAGAATGCCGATGATCGGTGAGGCGAGGCGGACTGAACGCAAGTTCGTCGATCTGGTGCTTGACAAGATCGAGACGGACGGCACCTTTTCCGGTTACGCCAGCCTGTTCGGCGAGGTCGATCTCGGCAAGGATGCAGTGGAGCGCGGCGCTTTCGCCAATTCGCTTCGTCGACGCGGCGCCGGCGGCATCCGCATGCTCTACCAGCACGATCCGAACGAGCCGATCGGTGCATGGACGGAGGTGCGGGAGGACCGGCGCGGCCTGTTCGTGCGCGGCCGCCTCGCGACGGGCGCGGCCCGTGCCCGGGAAGTGCTGAGCCTGATGCGCGCCGGCGCGCTGGATGGCCTCTCCATCGGCTTTCGCACCGTTAGAGCACGGCGAGACGCCGCGACCGGCGTGCGCCGCATCCTGGAAGCCGACCTCTGGGAAATCTCGGTCGTCACCTTCCCGATGCTGCCAGGCGCCCGCATCGAGACGGTCAAGGGGCGCAGGCCGCTGCCGACCGTGAGGGAATTCGAATTGTGGCTCACGCGGGATGCGGGGCTTTC